GTAGTACCCATCGAGTCGTTCCTTTATGACTGGGTGGTCGAGGAGTCGTTGCCGTAGGTCGGCGATGATTCGGTCTCGTCGTCTTGCCACAGTCGTTTTAGGCATGCCAACAACAAGGCCCACGAAACGCAAAGAAAGCCTAACGACAATAAGCATGTCGAAAATCCAGCGGTCATCTTCCTCCAGGGAGTCGAGTGCGTCGGCGAGGATATCCCGCAACGCGAGTTGTTCGAGTACGGATTCTTCGGGCTCCTGGGCAGGGGCGCAAGTAATGAGTGCTTCAAGCGGCGAAAACGCTCGCCCGAATGCGGAGGCGTGCCGCTGGCTGCCGGTCGTTTGGAGCAGCGGGTCGTAGAGGGATTCTTTGCGGCGTACTTCATCCGTCACTGCCGTTGCTCCAAGGGAAGAGGGACGGCTTGAAGCCGTAGTATGCTTTACCCTCTCGGAACGACCCTGGGGTCGCTTCTCCCTTGTCAATGAGCTTCATAATCGTTTTCAGTGGAACGAATGCGTATTGCTGTTTCGGTGTTGACCAGATCCACAACCACACGGGCATTTGCCCGTCCCACATGGTCAACGCTGAGAGCTTCTCTTGTTTCAGTTTGAGACCTTTGGCGCCGCAGCCCATCACTTCGATGAGGGTGTTGACGGTGACGTAGTCGGGGGTGTACCGCAGGAACAGCGGCAGTGTTTCTATCGAGAAGGGTGGCCGGTTGAACCCCAGGCGTGCCCACCCTTCGGTGCGTTCCTCGAATGCTCCTTCGGCTTCTTCGCCCATTGATCCGTAGCGTTGCTCCCACGACAGGTCGGAGAAGCCTCCGTTCACCGCGGGATCTTTCTTACTAGGAGCATCTGCACCAGCCGGTCGTCAGGGTAGGCGACACCTATTAATCCGTCTTCTACGAGTTTACACAGGTTCGAGGCGTCGGCGGTGAGGGGTGAGAGGTCTTCGCCGATGGGGCCGATGGTTACGTCGGTCCAGTCGGGGTGGAAGATCATAACCATGGAGACTGGTTCTTCGTAGTAGGGCCCGTCGTATAGTTCGGCTACGCGTTTCTCGGCGTCGAGGGTTTTCTTGTCGGTGTATGCGCGGCCGCGTGCGAACCGTGGCCGGCTCTTCGACTTGGGTCGGCCTGGGATCTTGAACCGGTAGATCAACGTCCCATCTTTGCACCAGCGTCATCGACCAGTTTGCGTAACTGCTGCTCGCCCTGCGGGCCGCGGGCAGCAAACTTCTGCCCCCATTTCAGGTCGCACTGGCGGGTCCATTCGAGGACTGCGTCGGGCGAGTAGAGCTGGCGGAACAGGGAGCAGGCGAACGAGAACAGGGCGAGGCTGCGGTCGTTGTGGGTGGGGCCCTGGTCCCATATGTCTCGGGCTACGAACTTGAAGTCCGCGTCGACCCTTCGTTGTGTGAACTTGGGGGTGTGGATGGGTCGTGTGGATGGTGCCGGCTGGTAAAGGGACGCTATTTTGACGATCTGTTGGCGTGTCACCATCGAATCGAACGCTTCGTTGGTGAAGTCCTCCATGCACAGGTTGCTCTGAGAGCCCCGTACAGCCTCCTGACGGCCCTCTGGGCGTGATAGTGCATATGGGAGGCGTATTCCGTTCCCGAAGCCCTTAGCGGGCATCGTGACCTGTTTAGGGTAGACCTCTTTAGTAGGACTGTCGACGAGTTGGCAGGCCGCGAACATGGCGTTGCGGCCCATCTGAGCGGGGATGTCCTCTTCCAGGAATACCCACAGGTGGTACCCCTTCGATCTACTGCTCTCTACCCATGAGGTGATGTCGAGCTGGGCGAGTAGTTCCCGCACGTTGACGGCGTGAACGAGGGAGATGTCTCCCTCGTCCCAGTCGACGGCCAGCCAGCCGACATTGCAACTCGGGGAACCTTCAACCTCCATCAGCGGGTATACCCCCAGGCGGTATGGGCCCCACAGGTGGTTGTGGATCGCTTCTTGGAAGATGATGCCGTTGGCTGGCACGGGTGTGCCGTCCTCGCCACGCCACGGTCGGAAGTCCCCGTCGGATGTTTCCTTGGCGACGGCGTTGCCTCGGAACAGGTGGCAGAACTTATCCGCCACCACGGGGTCGTTCACCGCATGTACCTGTCATCAGGAGGAATGTCGTCGTCACGATAGGTGCGAATCTGACCAGTATGCGGACACAAAAAATACTCAAAGTCGCCGAGTTTATTCGGCGGCCGTTTGTTCTTCGTAACCCGAACATTGATCGACACAGAGTGGTAACACTTTTCCAGATAGGACAGCGACGGGTCGTCACGTTTGCGGTACACGCCGAGGACAGCCAGGGCCTCCTGCTCCCCGCCGTACTTGCCGGCCGTTATCAACGCCGGCTTGTGCCGGTCGCCTGACCCTCGGCCGGCCTGATGCACGACCGCCAACGGGATCGAAGCCTCCTTGCTCCACCGCTTCAACCCCTGCGCCTTGGCAACCACCCCCGTGTGGTCCGACTCTCCTGGTTGCAGCTCGAGGTAGTCGACCATGGCGAAGTTGGGGTGCCGACCCCAGTAGTCCTGCGCCTCCTTCAAGGTGTCCGACATCTGCGTGAACGTCAACGCCCCGTCGTTGATGAGGATGCGGTCGAACAGGTTGCGGGCTGCCGAGCGGACCTCTTCCAACACGGCCTCGTTGCCGTCCTTGATCTGCTGCTCAAGCTCTTCGCCGTTGCGGCCATACGCAATGCAGTGCAGCTTCTGGGCGACCAGTTCGCGTGGCTCATCGGGAGAGAACAACAGGATGTGGGCGTCAGTGTTGAGCAGCGCGGTGACTATTGCGTTGTACAGCACCTGGGATTTGCCGTTGTGTGAGTGGCCCACAACGAGGAGCATTTCGCCGCGGGCCAGACCCCGCATGGCGAGGTCAACCTCGGGGAAGCCAAGCAGGAACCGCCCCTCGTCGTTGCGGACGTAGTCGACGAACGAGTCAAACGCCGTGGAGGTCGGTTCGATGTACTTGTAGTCGGGGACGCCCTCACCGTGGTCGGATGAGGACGCCCCCTCGAGTCGTGCGACTATTTCCTCTGGTGTGAGGGGGGAGGGCAGTTCGGGCATTACGCACCGCAGCGTGCGTGCATGTCCTCCGCGTTGAAGGCGTGGATGGAACCATCGCCGGCCTGGATGTGGGTCGGCGCGTCCGACAACCACAGGCCGATCCGCTTGTTGCCGAGGTCGTACATGGCAGCGCCCGCCTCTGAGATGTTGAAGTCTGCTGCGTTGGGTGCGTAACCACCGTTGGCCTTACCGAGAGCCTTCTTGGCGGCGTTATCAAAGACGATGATCTTGCCGTCGTCGGTCTTCTGGCCGGCACACAGGAAGGCGACGTTCCACGCAGCCTGCTTGCCGTCGGTGACGAACCCGCTGGCGTCGAGCTCCATCTTCTTGCGAGGGCGACCCGCCGGCTTCGCCGCCGTAGGAGCGGGCGCTGGCGGAGCCGGCGGGAGCACATCCTGACCAGGAGCGAACACGATCTCAGCTCCTGGAAAGGCAGCCTGCACCTGAGCGACAGGGCTCGGCGCAGGAGACATCACAGGCGGTGCCGCAGCAGCAGGCACAGCAGCCACAGGGGCACTGCCACCCGACCGGTCGATGATGTCGTTGAAGACTGTTTCCACGCAGGCGAGATACTCGGTGATCCCGTCCCTGCCTTTGCCCATGCACATCGATCCCGCCACCTTCGCTGACGTTTGAGCGATGATGGACCTGTCTTTTTCATTCATTGTTTTTTCTCCCCTTTCGGGATTGTCGGTTACCAGTTCGCCGGCTTAGAGCCGACACCCAGGTACTGCCCACGACACGCAGCCCAGTTGGGACACCAGTCGTCGGAACATTTCCACCCATCGTAGCGCATCGGCCACGACGGAAGTTTCGCCTCGATCAGGTCCGCAATCGAGTTACACATCGGGACCAGCGCAGCCCAGTCCTGAGGGGTGCGGGTTACGTCGATGATCTCAAGCTCGCCGTTGGTGAGGTAGCAGTAGCGGAACGGCTGCTGCGACTCCAGGTCGTCGCGCTCATGGGCCCGAGCCAGCGTGTAGATCATGGACTGCAAGTCGTTGCGTCGAACCATCCACGGCTCGTCATGCTGACCGGTCTTCCAATCCCAGGTCAGGTCCGCCTCGTCGAGGTCGCGTGTCCCATGCAGGATGATGCGACGGCCCTCGTCCTCGTAGAGGACAAACTCGAACGACCTCTCCACACCCACAGGGTTC